TCAGAAGGGCGGCCCTGGCTCGACTTTGCCAAAAGCGACTTGCCACGTTTGCCAATAAGCAATGGTAGGTCCAGCTGTTCCTCCTATACGCTCAATCCCGTAGATAACCATTCCCCGCTCGTCAAACCAGAGGATTTCTGGATTGAGGAGGCACAACAGCCTTCCCGGAAAGTAGCGCAGATGCGCATCCAGCTCGTCGTTAAACCTGACGATTTCGGCGATCGAGTGAAATTCGGCAAGACGATCATGGACGCGGGAGATCTTCAACTCCCCGATAACCGGCGCCACACTGCGCCTTTCCACGGGAGAGAGATTCACCCCCATTTTCTTCAGGCAACGCACCGTCACCAGCACTCCCCTACGGGGCGGCCGGCAAAAGCCCGTTCCGTGGCCTGCCCCTGCTGGCACCAAATTCAAATCTTCTGCCCGAGCATGTGGCTCCATCTGATCTTGAGTGAAGCTCATGAGCACCTTTCGAATACTGTATTTATGTACAGTATTTTAAGCGTGAGTTCACCTTCTCACCAAGCTCAACCATATCGCGGGTGCTTGAATATCCGACGCGGCTGACAGACATCGCACGTGAGGATTAGGGACTTTCCTGATAGCGAAGCCGCCTCTCCCCACATATACTCAAATCCTCACACGCGAACTGGCGGCTTTCGCCACAGTGTGATTTTTGGAAGGTCGGCATATGAGTAACAAAACTGCCTCTGACACGATTTTGGTGGTCGAGGACAGGGTAGACCTCCGATTGCTATTGGCCGATGTGTTTGAGGGTGAAGGATACAAAGTGGTGATAGCGGCCAATGGCCGAGAAGCCCTCAGAACATTGGAGTATCAAGTCGTCGACATCATTCTCACCGATTTGCGAATGCCGGTCATGGATGGTGTAAGGTTTGCGCAGGCGGTAAAGACGGATGCGCATCTAAGACATATCCCCATCATTCTGCTGAGTGCCACGCCGATGACAGACGCTTGGAAAGCGCTCAGAATTTTCGATGCTTTTCTTTGGAAGCCGTCATTGCTGGAAGTGATCATTGGCGCAGTTCGCCGAGCGCACGCAAACGGTCCACCGCGCCCCGATCCCGTCGCACTCTGACAAAGGGCGTCGGATGGGAGTGTGCAGACGTCTGCCAAAGACGTTCCCACACCTTTCCGCTTTTAGAAGAGCCCCGCCGGTTCTGCTTGGCGATCCCAGCTATAAATCAACAGCTCACCACGCCGAGCCGCCTTACCGCCGCCACCGACCGTGTAGTCAACGCTCAGCTCCTCCAGCTGGAAGCCCGAGAAAATCTCGCGGATCGACGGGTGGTCGTTGATGCTTACGATGGCCTTGCCCTGCAGCGAGCGCATCATGGACGCCATCTTCTCGTACTCACTGACCGGGAAATGCACGCCATAGCCTTCCGTTTCCAGGTAGGGCGGGTCCATATAGAAGAACGTATGGGGCCGGTCATAGCGATCAACGCACTTTGCCCAATCGAGCCGCTCGATCTGCGCCGCAGCCAGGCGCAAGTGCGCGGCCGACAACGTCTCCTCGATCCGGAGAAGGTTGACGGGAGGTGCAGTGGTGGCCGTGCCCCAGGTCTGTCCCTCGACCTTCCCGCCGAAGCAATGTTGCTGCAGGTAGAAGAAGCGCGCGGCACGCTGTATGTCGGTCAACGTCTCCGGTGGCGTATCCTGCAGCCACTTGAAAATCTCCCTGCTGGACAGTGACCACTTGAACTGGCGGACGAACTCCTCTAGGTGGTTTTGGACGACACGGTACAAATTGACCACATCGCCATTAACATCGTTGATCACCTCGACCTTCGCCGGCGACCGCAGGAATTACAGCGCCGCTCCGCCGGCAAACACTTCGACATAGCATGTATGGACGGGGAAACGGGGGATGATGATGTCGGCCAGGCGACGCTTGCCGCCGAGCCAAGGAATAATAGGGGTTGGTGTTGCTAACCCAGTGGATTGAGGCCCGGTCCGGTTGCTCCAACAACTGGCCGGGCGCTCTACTCTTACTGCTGTCCTGCTTCGTTAATTACTTGATCTGCGCGGTGATATTTGTTGACTCAAGGGTGAAAACCGGTAAATAAGAAATCTTTTAAAATTACGAAAACAACAAAGGTAATTGGTTAAGAAAATATGCTCTCGAAAAGGGGGATCATTGCCGGACTGGCACTCCTGCTGACTACAGGCGCAGGCAGCGCATCTGAACTTCTGGAAATCTACGGGGACTCGACTCTCATGGGGGTAGATGGGGGTGCCTTAGCGCAGAACCCCTCGGATATACGACTCGTTGCGTCGCCCGTCCAAGACTTCATTACGATCCCTGGCTTCACTATTCACAACTCATCGGTAAGCGGCGACTCAACAAAGACGGTCCTCAATGGGCATTACGCCAACATGCGGTGGCCAGAGATGGCCAGAGCATCGTGTGCGACGGTGATCCTCTTCAACTACGGAATTAACGACAGCCTGACCATTTCTGAAGATGAGTACGTGGCCAACCTAAAGGCCGTTATCAGAAGCGCGAGAGGAAACGGTCACGACGTCATTCTTCAGACGCCAAATCCTTCCAGGTTGGGAGGCGTTGCACACTACGCTGAGATAATGCGAAAGGTAGCGCGCGAGGAAGGCATTCCAGTGATCGATGTTCAGCAATATTTTTCCTCGATCATTCCTGCGTCACGAAGATCAGAATTTATCCCCGATGGTATCCACCCAAACCAACAGGGCTATGAGCTTATCGGGAAATACATGCAGGTTCGCCTCAAAGAAATTCTGTTAGAGCGCCGAATCGCTGCTCAACTCCCTTTGAGGTCCGCACGAGAGCTCCAAGAAGGCGCACGCCGCGTTCTTAGAAAATAAAATCTGAGTCGGATTGATTCTATTTCGGGGCCTTGTTCATCTAGTGACCAAGGCCCCAACTTCGAACACTATTCGGCGGTACCTCTCGTCTTTGATTCGAAGATCACCTGTTCGGCGCGGTGGTATTTGTCGACGCAGGCGTTGAGGTCCCGCACGATGTCGTCGCCTTCGATGGCGAAATCGAGAAGAACGTCAGCAGCCGCCGGCAGAAGGTCGGCTCGCGCTTCTCGATCCCCAGCGCCGGCAGCTCGGGCAGCGGCGGCTGCACTAGCCGCATCGACGGCGACTGACAAGCGCTCAGCACCAGTGCGCAGCTCACCGCGCAAGACATCCATTTGCTTCTTTGCATTCTCTTTCTCCTTTTGAGCGGCGGCCGCTATGGCGGCAACAGCAGCCTGTCCATTGCGTTCAGCCTCTCGATATCTTTCGGTGGCGCTGGCTACGGCTTGCGCATGCTGCTCACTGACCTTCGCTGCCCTCCCCTCATCGATTTGCGCCTGACGGTGGCCACCCCAGACGTAGCCGCCGATCAGGCCCAGGCAGAGGGCCAGCACGACACCGCCCACCATGGCCGCCACAGTCTGAATCCGGTTCATGGGATCACCTCCAGCGCGCGGTCATAGAGCGCCTTGCGCTCGGCGAATCCGTTTGCGTCACCGATGGCGGCCGTTTTCTTACCCCGGTTGACCAGGTCGCTCACGCCATCGATGTCGCCGACGTCAGCCCACTTGTTCAGGCCATTGACTGACCAGAACCAGCCAGCGGCACGACAGCCGTGGACTGGCTCGCACAAGAGGCGCGGCTGCTCCACGCAATCCACGTGCAGCGCCATCATTGCGGCCAAGTGGTTGAGGTAGCCGGTGATCTGAATCGGCCCATGGCCTTTCCAGAAGCGGCCCGGCGTGGAGCCGTGGGCGACCTGGCCATCGAGATCCGGATCGCCTCCGGATTGGTGTTGCCGAGATCCGCGCGATTGTCATAGGCGGCACCGCTGGCCAGCTCCTCCATGAACCGGAACTGTCCCGACTCATGGCCGATCTGCGACAAGAAGGCGGCCATGCGTAGGCGCGTATCGATCCCGAACTCCTCCATAGCTGCATTAAGGGGCTCCAAAAACAACGATGCCCGCGTGGACGCGGGCATGATGCGCTGGAGCTGGGCAAGCGTGAGAATCATCTTGGCTCTCCTGTATCGGTTGCACGACGGTTGCGGTAGATCCACCCGCCGGCCAGCAGGCCGGCCACCCCGACGTTCGAGATCACCTCGGCCGGCTGCGGGCTGAAGTAGCCATACAGCGGTCCTGTGATCACCCCGAATGCGCCCACGGCCGAAATGACATACCACGCACGCACCAGGTGGTTGCTGCGGTGGTTCATTCGGTTCAGCGCGAAGACGCAATGAAGGAAGAGCGCGAGGCTGGCGATGAAGTTGACGACCAGCAGGTAATTGGTAGTGAGGAGGATCTTGGTCATTTGGATGGCTCCTGGTTGATGTTGCCCCCTCCGAATTTCGTCCGCATCCAGCCCAGCCCCAGCGGGATCACCGTTTGGGAGCTCGCCCCGATCAGAAAGCCGCTGCAGAGCCTGGTTGCCTCCGAGTACTTCCCGGACCAGGCCAATACGTCGGACTGGATGGCCCAGGCGTGCAGCATGGGACCGACGTAGCCGCCCATGAGCGCGCTGGTGATCAGGATCATCACCGCACGTGGGCGGGATACCGCGGGCAGGCTGGAGAGCATCGCCAGGCCACCGGCCAGTCCTGCCAGTAGCATTTCGTACTGCAGTCCCAGGAATGACCCTGTAATGGTGATGGTGCCGACGGCAAATGCCCCCGAGCCGGCCCCGATCATTGCCCCTGTTGTTGGTTCTGGCATGTATATCCCCGATGGATAAAAAATAGCCGCCCTTTGGCGGCTGTGTGATGTGTGCAGACGCCTGCACTACTCTGCTGCAGCGAGATCCTGAGGAGTAGCCACGGTGAAGTTTGCCGGCAGCGGAGAGCGGGTGAATGCCGTTCCGTCCCAGAGCGTCACATACAGAGGTGCATCGAAGTCGTCAGCCACCTCCACACCGACACCGCCGGCAATCTCTTCCAGGAAACCAATCGCGATCAGGCGTTTGGTGGTTTCATCGTAAAAGGCGTTTTTCATTTAGACATCTCCATTCGATACGGTGAATCCGACTCCCTGAAGCAGGCTAGAAACTGCAGAGAGGTTGCCAGCACCGCTGGTCAAGGTAAGGGCACAGACAAGCTGCTGCCCGACGTTCGGAAACACACACTCTTCGGTGTAGTAGGACGTGTCGAGTGCCTGAGCGCACCCCATGTCGATATCCTTGCCTGCGAACGCAGCCAAGAAACGCCACGACGCGGTCGCGGTACCCCCTCCCGCCGAATTGGACGATAGATAGGACTTGATCCGCGTCACCCCCAGCTGCGCCCAGGCCGGCCAGGCAAGAGAGCAGTTGGCAACAACCTCAGTCCCGCTGGTATTCCCAACTGTCAAAATCGACTGCCATGACGCCTCGAAATTGCGCGAACCACGCATCGCGCAACGACGAATAGCCGTACCAGTCCAGTAGACGCTGTGACCAAATACCCAGCTCACGTAGGCTCCGAACATATTGGGCCCTACAGCAGGAGCATTGGCACTCCATACTGCCGTCTCGTTGCCGGCGGCGTCGATCAGGAAGAATAGGTTCAGCCAGCCTGCTGCAAAAGCCCCGGCCTGGTCACGTCCACCAGCCACAGGACCGGCCAGCGCGGCATCGGCCGAGATCGTTGCCGCACTGCGCGAAATGATCGTGTCGCCGGTGCCGGGATTACGGTAGATCCGCTGTGCACACGTGAAGTCATACTTGGTGGCTGGCACCGCCGCATTGCGGTCGCCGCGCAGGCCACGCACGCCAGAGACTGCCGGAGCGCGACCGACAAGCTTTTTGATAGCCAGCAGCAGCTGATTAGAAACAATCTCGCTGGGGACGAGGCCCGCCTCGATAATCACCGCCAACAGTTCATCGGTCGTCAGATTCCCCCAGGCAGCGGGGATCAACGACCCTTGTTGCCCAGTTTGCTCATCTTCATCTACGAACTTGCCATTGACCAGGCCAACGCCTGACACACTCTTCGGAAAATCCATTCTCGTTCCTTTATTCGTATTCGAAAAGCACCATCGTGAACGGCGGTGCCCAGCGCTTGATCACGCACTCCACAGCCTCATTCGGGTTCGAACCGAAGCGCTCGCCCCAAACGGCAATGCCGAAGCGTCGGCCCCCTGCATGCCGGCGGCCCAACTTGATCGTCCAGATAAATTGCGCGGCCCAGGTTCCGAATCGGGCTTTACCAAAGCGTGACCGACCGAACCGAGGCGCGCGCCATTCAACGGCAGTTGCATCGGGATAGCCCAACTCCCGCGCCAGGCCCACGAAGTAAGTCAGGCTCTGCCCTCCTTGAGCCAAATGCCGGCGCAGCACGGCCGCCTTACGCTGGTCAAAGCTTGGATCGTCAGAAAGGCACTCATCGGGTAATCCCATGACTGCCTCCCAGTCGCTGACCAGCTCACGCATCGTGGGCGGGAACAGCTCTGCAAGAAGTGCATCTGCCCGCACATCGATGCGCGCGAACTCCGGCGCAAGGCCTTGCAGAACCTGATCTACTTCCCCACCGTAGAACTCTCGATCCCACGCAGGGCCGGGCGGCAGCAACTGGCGCATCTGTTCCAGATAGTCCGCTTCAGTCATAGCCATTCAATGTCTCCGAAGGTTGCGATCTCATTGCGCAGCACCGTGACGTTCGCCGCCGGCACCAGCATCTCGTGATCATCCTCCCCAGCGGCACCGCTGATGGCTTCATCCTGGTGGCTGCGTGGCAATGTCACACCCAGCGACGCCTCAGCCAGGATCAAAGCCTTCAACGCCGCCCTCACCGCCGCACGCACCGGTCCCGTATCCGGCGTGAGCCTGATCTGGTAGACGATGGGCTTGGGCTTGGGCGCAAGCACGTAGAGCTCACCGGTGGCATGCCGCTTTTTGTCGATGTACTCGAAGACGGCCGTACGAAAGGCTTCACTCGGAAATGGATCATCATCACCGTCGCACATGATGAACACGGCCACCGTGCCAGGACCGACCCAGTTCCGTCGCGTCCAGGCCCTGGTCACGCCGGGATACTCCAGCGCCCAGGTTTCATAGTCATCGGCAGAGCCCCCTTGAGGAACGAGGCGGTAGGTCCGCAGGACCGCTGCCCGCAACTGCTCCAGCGTTTCCTGGTTGACTCCACCGGTCATTCCACCCGAGGTGATCACTGCCTCATCACTCACGCCCAGCACTGGAGACACTGCCGTCAGCTTCGTCCCACCATCGAGATTGCCGGCCGCGCCTGCGACCACCGCACGAATCGGGACTACCGTCACCCCGTTGATTACGGTATCAGCAGCCACGATGACTTGGCTGCGATCAGGTGCCTGAAAAAGTGTCCCAGCGTCGACCGGCGCGCCGCTCTGCCCTTCGCACTCCATAAATCCGGTCGCGTAGGTCGCCGCTCGGTAGCCACGACCGAGCCGCCATTGGGCGTAGCGCAGCAGCATGTCTTCGTCGCATTTATCCGGCAGACTCTGCGCGGCGATGTAGTCCTGGTGCTGGTAGAGGCCGCTCGCGACACCGCTGTGCACGCGCGACAGCACTTCGGCGTCCGTCCGACGAAGCGCACCGGTCGAGGTTGCAGGGACCAGATCTGCCCTCACCCGCTTAATCAAGGCCACGAGGCCCGGAATGTTAAACGGCATTGATCACCCTCCAAAAATCATCGATCTCGATCTGCAACGGCTCATCACCAAGCAGATCGATCACTGCATTCATCGTCACGCCGTCGGTACCGGTACGAGCAACCGTCACCGTGACCTTGCTGGCATGGCCATCAGAGACCAACCACGCCAGCGCCTCTTCACCGAATGCGACTGCATCTCGGAGTGCGTCATCCGTAATCGATCTGCGCTGCAGCAGCCACACACGCGAGCCGATCTTGTCATCGGCCACCGTGGGGTAGCTATCTGCCCACCAGCCAAGCGGATCTGCGCCATCGTTCGGATCGGAAGGATCTGCACGACGCCAGCTGAAAAGACTGATGACAGCGGCCCGCCACAGAACCGCGCGGCGGTCATCCTCAGAAAGCGTCAGGATCATCCGCCACCTCCCGCCTTCGGCGAGCTGGTAGGCGGCCCATCATGTTCCTGGTGGAAGTGCTTACTCAGCGGAACGTTGTCCACGATCACCTCCGGCATCTTAATCGGCCCCGTCGATTCCGCCGTCCCCGAGGCGGCGAGCTCGAAGTCACCGGTGGCGATGCTGACGGCTTCCTCGGCGACCACCTCGTAGCGCTTCGCCTTGACCCGATACACATCGCACTCGACCTCGATGATGCGGCCCTCCTTCATCACGATGCGTGCGCCTTCATGCGTATAGATGGCCACCTCGCCCGGCTTCAGGTCGGTCGGCCGGTAACGCTTGTCGCTCGGCATGATGACGGCCGCATGAGAGCGGTCGCCGTCAAAGAACAGCGCTAAGCCGCCCGCTCCGGAAAGAGGAATGGAGGTGATGCCGTACTGCTCGAACAGCTCCACATCGTCCTTGCTCTCCCCGTCGAGGATGCTGACTTGCATGCGCTGGCGGCGCTGACCAGGCTTGGTCAGCACCACCGTACATCTGGCGATTGGACTGTCGTTGCTCATGAATTCCTTTCCCAATCCGCAGGCAGCAGGTATTCGAAGCCATCTTTCGATTTCTTCAATTTCATGCGCTTGCGTTTGTCATTTGGTTCTGGCTCGAAGCCATCCGGCGGCGCGACCTTCAGTACGGCTGTTGTGCCGGCAGAGCGGGACCGCTTGTAGCTGACTTCCGAAATCAGCATGTCGCGGTCAAAGCCGATAATCTGGTCGACTACGCGCACCACCATATTCGGCCGCCACAATGCGCCGTTGGACTGATACCAGCCTTGGACGGTATAGGTGGCTTCGAGCGCACGACTGATCCGACTTTCACGCTCCCAGTCGGCCCGCCATTGGGCCAGTTCCTTGGTAATCTGTCCGGACTCCCGAATCACCAGCCGGCGATGCCGAGAGACTCGCGTATCCACAGACGAGGCTGCCACCTGTGCGCTGTTCTCTTCGTCATCGTCGTCATCGCTTCCGGACTGCTGCCCCTTGGCCACGTATTCCGAGAACACGTTGGAGAAGTCGAGATCTGACTCGCCGGACAAAATGTTCTCGCCGCGAGCCAGTCGATCATGCGCGCGCCCAGCACTCCCAGGCCTGACCATCACCATGCGGCCGCGACCGTCATCCATCGCCAGCAGCCGCGACAGGGTCAGCAACCGGTCCAGCGATTCGAACACTGTCTCGCCAGGCTTCACCGTATGGTCCTTGACCATCGTGCGGTCGCCTGCCTCATTGACCACAGTGATGCCATAGGGCTTCACCAGTGCGCGGGCAATGTTCTCGATGGTTTGATTACGCCACTGGCCAGGCTTGTCGTCCGGGCAGCAGTCCACCAGATCCGCCGTGAGCGAGCGGCCCTTGATTGAGAGGGAAAGCGACTTCGCGTCGTGCCGTACTGGTGTGCCAAAGACGTAGCCGGTCAGCACCAATTCGCCATCGATGCTCACCCCGCACCGGTCACCCTGGCGAATACGCACGTCGCCGCCCTGGTTACTAGGCCAATCCCACGTCACCGTCAGAGTAAAATCCCGCGCCAGGCGCAGCACGCCTGCCCCAATGTCCACATCCATCCAGCCGGCGTAGTCTTGCCCGTTGACAGTCAACGTCACGATTTCACGATCCGCCATCACGATCTCGCCACTTGCAACTCGACCGCTGGCACAAAGCCGGCATGTCGAATTCGGTTCCGGGACACGATCTCGCTACCACGCGATGCGTCCCCATAAAGGCGGTAGGCCAGCACTAGCGCCGGCACCGTCGCGGCAGGCACCTCGGTCCGTAGCCTGACGCCGGCACGCGCTACAGCCGAGAGGTGCGCATTCACGGCCTGCCGCGCTGCATCGAGCGTGTCATAGTGGCTCAAGGGTGAATAAAGGGCATACTGGAACACTGCTTCAGCCAGGTCATCCCTGGCGGCCGCGATGTCATCAGCGACCGGGACCTCGGCTGGCGTCGTCACGGTGGCCGCCTGCATGTCCAAGCTGGGCGTCGCGCTTGCCGTGACTGCTGGTGCCGGGATCGGAACAGCCGCGGCATCGAGCATGCCGTTATAGGTCGCAGCGTCTTGCATCAAGCCCACCAGCGCACTCTGTACACCCTGCGCATCCTGCCCACCGGAGACCGGGGCCTGAGCGAGCGCGGTGATCGCAGCTCCACTGCTCGACACCGAGCTACTGGAACTGCCGAAACTGCTAAACGGCCGTTCCAGATCTGCCAGCGCCGAGAAGACCGTCGCCCCAAATGAAGACGGAGCGTTCATCAGGGAATCGACCATGACAGAGGTGGAAGAGAACAGCGAAGACAACGGCTTGATGTAGTTATTGACCGCACCGTACACGGCCGCCACGTTCGCCTGGATGGCCGCCACCTTCACCCTGGCCATGTTCACCGCCGCCATCGCTTCGGAGAAGCGGCTAAGTGCAGAATCCTTGACTGACTTTGCAGACGTCTGCACCTGCTGCGCGGTGTTGGCCGTCGCGATCGGGAAACCGAGTTCACCCGCTTCGACAAAGACCAGCTCGAAGCGCACCACGCCGCCCTCGTCCCAGCTATGGCTCGCCGTACAGTCGCTAGTGGCCGTCACCTTCATTCGCCCGTACCAAGGGTGGATGAGCTCCCCCTCGCCTGGCTTGTCCAGTGCAGCCAGCAGGGCGTCGCGCTCGTCCAGACAAGCGGGGCCGATTACGAAGGCCACAAAGCGGATGGTCCGCGTCTTGCGCCCCATATCCTCCACGCGGGGCTTATCCTTGCCTGGATACTCAAACACCACCACATCCCGGCCGACCGGCGAGGTCTCCGTATTGACACGGAATGGGACGCCTCGGAAGGAGGCCGGCTTGAGCCGCTTTTTCCAATGACTCATTAGTTCCGTCCCAATGTTCTATAGCCGACCTTCGGCGTGATGTTCAGCCCTGGCTGGTTGGACTGGCCGCTATCAACGCGCATGCCCGCTGGAGCATCTTCGAACCGCACCACCATTTCCCCCTTCATGTTCGCGGCCGCCCCAGCACGCCCCGCACCAGCAATGAGCTGCTGCCGCCATCCTGCGGGGCCGCCACCTGCGAGCGAAGGCGTATCGCCGGAGCCAGCCGCATCGCCCGCAGCCGTCACCCTCGGAAAAACACCAGGTGCACCAGAGGAAGCCGCACCACCAGGACCACCGGCCACGACCGGCACCTTGCGGCTGAATACGAAATTGAAGCCGTCGATCAACGGCTGCACATAGGGGCGGATGCGATCCCACATGTTCCGGAACCAATCAACGATGGGCTCCCAGTTCTTGATGATCATGCCCAGGGGGGTGAAGCCGAACACCGTCTTGATGAATTCCCATCCAGCAGCGAAGCCCGATTTGACGACATCCCACATCTGACTGAAGAACGGCCCAACCGACCGCCAATTGGCAATCAGGAAGCCGGCCGCCAATGCGATGAGACGCACGGCGATGCCGATAGGCGTCAGGTTCGAGACGGCCAGGAACAGCTTCGTGGCCATCGTTGCCCCCAGCACCGCGATACGCAGACCGACGAAGCCAACTGCAGCGCCCACCAGGCCCTTGATCAGCCAGGGATTAGCTGCTGCCATTGAGGCAATCCCATCAGTGATCGGGCCGGCGACAGCCAGCAGGCTATTGAGCGGCGGCAGCATCACGTTGCCTACGTTGATACCGAGCGCAATCACCCGATTGGTGAACAGCTGGATGTTGTTCGCCGTGGTCGCTGCCCGCGCCGCATACTCCTGATTCATGGAGTTGGCGAACTTGGTGGAGTCGGTAACCTTGTCCAGGTTCTCCTTCAGCTTGTCCAGGTTCGTCAACATCGGCGCAATGGCCTCAATCGACTCCCGGCCGAAGAGCTGCTGTAACACCGAAGCCTGCTTCGGCTTATCAACCTTGCTGACTGCCGTCAGCACCCGCAGCATCGTTCCCTGGGCGTCCTTCTGCATATCGACGGCCAGCTTCTTGGCATCGAGCCGCAAGGCCTTGAAGGTCTGCTGCTGTTGCTTCGTGGCCGAAGCCCCGGCCGTCAAGGTCAGGAAGAAGTTCTTCATGCCCGTGGCCGCGACATCCTCTTGGATGCCAACACCGGCCAAGGTGGCACCCATGGCGGCGATCTGTCCCGAGGCCAGGCCCGCAACCTCGGCCAGAGGACCGATGCGCGTCACGATGGCCGAGATCTGCTTGGCCTTCGCCGGCCCGGTGTTACCGAGATAGTTGATCTTGTCGGATAGCGCGACCACTTCATCCTGCGTCATCCGGAAGGAGGTGCGCCACTTCGCCATCATCTCGCCGGCCTCGGTGGCAGTCTGGTCAAAGGCCACACCCATCTTGACCGCATCCTCGGCGAAACGAGGCAGTTCACTGCGATCAAAGCCAGCCTGGCCACCGGCCGCCACGATGGCAGCGATATCCTTGGCCGCCATCGGCAACCGCCGCGACATCTGCAGCACCTCCTGGTTCATCTGCTTGAACTGGGCCGGCGTATCGAAGTTGACCACCTTTTTGACGTCGGCCATCGCCGATTCAAAGTCGATAGCCGATTTCGTGGCCGCGATCATGGTGGCGGCGAAGGCCCCACCCTGCACCAGCTCGCCGAGCGAGATCTTCTCGCCCAGGCTGCTCGATGTCAGCTGCTTCCGAAATGATGCGATGTTCTTCCGAATGCCGGCCAGCGTCGGAGAGAGCTTGTCGACGCCGGTGATCAGCGCCTTCAACTGAAATTTATCTGCCATCCTTATCTCTCATTTGCTCAATACGCCAGGCCTGAGATCGATGTTCCATCAGCTGGGAGATCGTTCGCTCCAACTCGATCTCAGGATCGACCTGCCAGAACCACGCGCACTCGTAAGCGATATCGATCAGCTCGCTTGCGTCTCGGAAGTCCCACCCAAGAAAAAACCTGCGATGGCCCAGTACAGGGAGTTGATCTCGCGTGCCGACAGTTCGTCGAGCGCTTCCTGATCCTTGCCGGAGCAGTGCACCAGGTACTTGGAGGCAGCGTCCGTGTTGATGGTCATGGAACCATCCGGAGAGACCCAATAGGGCAAGGCCTTGACCTCCCGCGTGAACTTGCCGCCTGGCTCCTTCAGGTCGAACGGCAGCTGCACCTCTTCCTCGCTCTCCTGGCCGAGGAAGAAGCCCACGACTTCCCAATACAGCTGGTTGCGATCCACAGCCGCCAGCTGGTCGACCGAGGATTGCGGAATCGCCGCGCAGGCCACCAACAGCCGGGATGCTGCCTCGGTGTTGATCGCCATGGCGTTGTCGCCGGCCATCCAGTACGGCAAGGCGCGGGCTGCACGGATCTGCTGCCCGGTCGGCGACCTCAGGGTGATTTCAGTGAGCTGCTGGCCATGGGCCATGATGGGCTTGGAGAGCTTCATTGCCAGGTCCCCTTGATGCCATGGAATTCGAGGCCGGCCTTTGCGTCGTCGCCGGACGTGGTCGGATCGCCAACGAGGTAAGCACCGGTCAGCACGTACGTCTTGCCGTTCTTGAATTCGCAGGTCACCGTCATATTGGTGCCCTCGGCCAGCTTGGCGCGCGGGAAGTTCGGCGTATCGACCGCATCGCACTTGATGTACGGCGTGCGCTCCTTTTCCGAGAAGTAGCCCGGCACAACCGTCTCGCGCGTGGTATCCGTGAGCGGTGCCTCGCAGCCGCCGCTGACAACGAGCTGGTCACCGTCGACCTTGATGTAGCAATCGCCTGCTGTTTTTTGTCCCATAGGATTCTCCAAATGAGGCGGCCCGGACTAGCCGGGCCGATAAGGGTTGATCGAGGATGCTTACGCCGTTTCCGCGTACTGCAAGCGGAATTGGTTGAGCAGCGCGAAGATCCGCAGCTGGTTCACGTAGTCCGGCGGGAACAGCACGTTGAGACGATTCGGATTGTTTGCATCACGCTCCACGATCAGATACTTCGCAAACAGCGCCGAGTTCTCCACCAGGCCGTCCGTCTCCATGCGCTGATACTCTCCGATGAGCTCATTGCGAATCACAGAAGGCGTCACGATGGCGTCACCCGGCCCGTACTTGGTACCGTCATTAGCCAGCTTGTGACGGCCATATTTGCTGGTGATGATCGACTGCAGGCGGCGCATGACCGTCCCGCTGATATGCATCGTCTCCGAGTCGTAATACGAATCGTCGGGCTGACCGTAGCTGTTGCGCTGGTAAGTCGTGCGCGCACGCTCGATCTGGACTGCGGAGCCGGCATACTTTTGCGTCGCGATGCCGTTCTTCAGCAGGGCGTTGCGCTCCTGGTAGACGAAGCGCTCACCGGACGGCGCTGGGGTGGAGCCGACCAGTTCACCAGTTTGCGTGGGGCGCGCCGGATCGGCCGAGATGAACGCTGCCTGACGCGCCGTATAAGCGGCTACGTCGTCCCAGATCAAGTCGGGCTTGGTCGGCTCAAAGCCCTCGATGGTCATGTGTGCATCGTTGCGAACCTTCCCGAATGCCGACAGCTGACCCATCGTCCCACGGCGACCGGTGTAGACATGGCCCCACAACTGCTGGGCGAAGGACCAGCGGCCCGAGCTGTCATTCATCCATTCCTTGAAGTCATCCAGACTGGCCGAGTCCGAATAGGGATGGCAGATGAATTCGAACGGTTCATCACCCACCAACGCCAGCAGCGACACCAGATCCGGCGAACCGGTGCCGCCCGTCAAGTTCGTCAGGGTGACCGTCAGACCGGCCGGCGTCTTTTCGTTGGCTGAGGTCCCCTTGAAGTTCATGGCCAGGCGAATATCGTTACCGGTCTCACCCTTCCAGCGGCAGGTCAACGTGACCTCCCCTGCAGCCGCAGCCGCTTTGACCGGCAGACTGGCGGCATTGATGGCAGCGGCCATGGCCGCAGCGCTCTCTGCAGCGGTCTGACCGGTCACCACCGTCGCACGCACGCGGGTCGCGCCCACGTACAGATTCAGCACGCCGCCCTCGGTCGCAATGCCGGCGAAGGCAACCTTGCCTGCCGCCGCAGTCCCGGTGACCAACTTCACCGGCAGCACCCACACCTCGCCGGCCGGATCAGACTTGCGCCAAGCGGTGTACATGGTAGCGAGCATCGAACCGGCACCGCCCAAGGCAACGGCATCACTGACGCGCGCCATGGGCTGCAACTGATTGACCAGCAGCTCTTGATCCTCGTTGACTTGGGCAATCAACAGGCGGCGCAGAGTCGAGGTCGCGCTGTTGGCCATGCTGTTGTCCATCTCACCGTAGAACAACGGCACGTTGGCATCAGCCGGCGTATTGTTGAACGGGACCGTCATTTGGACTCTCCTTCATCCGTTGCGGACTTGGCTGCCGACTTGCCAGCAGGCTTTGCGGTACCGGCGGCGTCATCGCTCTTCGCGATCACAACATCGCCGGAATTCACGGCGCGCACCCAGTAGGCGGTGCGCGGTACGCTCCGGCCCTCGGCCGGAAGATCTTCGCCGCGCTCGGGGTCATGGACAACACGGCCCTCGCCCGGCTTGACGAAAATGGAGCGGTCATTACTCACTTGTAAACTCCTGGTTGATGGTGATTTCAATACGCCCATCCGGGCCGGGGTACTTCAGGTTTTTGTCCGCCATCGGATCAATGGCGTCCAATTCGAACTTGATGCCTTCAAGCCTGGGGAGCTCATCGCGTACCACATCGCCCCAGATCTCGGCCGGTCCCGCCGCATCTCCCCGTCCGAGCTGGAATTCGGTGAGATAGGAGAAGCGATAGACGATGCGCGACCGGTTCTGCAGGATCAGCTGGCCTCCGACGAACTCGATGGGATCAAAGTCCGGCATGGGCTTCCAACCGACCAGCGCCAACGCCAACAGGCTGCGCACCATATGCACGTCATCGATGCGCTCCAGGTCCTGACCATTGGGCGCATCCAGCACCACGACCACGTCAAACTGGTCGGTGACGTCTTGCGCGACCAGGCTCTGGTACTTGTTGCGCTCGGCATCTGAATCGCCGACGATCACATAGGCACAGGGCGTGGCCAGCTTGGCACTATCCTCCAGCGCCTCCCAGTCGATACCGCCAAAGATGCGGCGCGCAAAAAAGGGCGCTCAGTTCAGGGACGACATGGCATGGGACTTTCAGGGACTCAGCTTCATGGGATGTCCTTACTTGATAACGAGAGCTTTTTCGAAGGCCGACTGCAGCATGTGCCGCACCTCTTCACTGCGATCCCCCAGCGCGTCGACCATGTAGTTCCCGCGCGGCTCGACGCGATTGCTGCCGCCGCCCTTCCCTCCTGCCTTGCGCTTACCGCCCGGCTTGCGCTTGACGCCGTAGTGCAGGAATGCCGGATAGAACTGCTTCATGTCCGAGGTCAACTGCGGTGCCACCCTGACCAGGAAACCAGAGCGCGATACCTTGAGCTTGATCGAGCGCTGCAGCCGGCCCGTGCGGCGGCCGGGATAGGCTCCAGGCTGGGAGCGCATGGACTTACCGACCAGCTTGCGCGCGGCCTGCTGGACCGCACGGCCCGACTGCCGCATGGCACGGCGGATCTGTTTCTTGTCGAAATCGATTTTCTTGTCGAAGCCGTCAAAGCCTTCGAAGTGAAGATAGAAGCCTTGATCCTTTGCCATCTCAGAGCTCCTCGACTTCCAGCAGGGTGAAGCGCGGCGCGCCGTTCATCGCCATGGACCGGCGCACCCGGTACACCTGGTCGCCATGTACGATTTCATGGTCCGTGGTGATGCCCAAGATCCGCCGCAGGAAAATGCGATGTGTCACCTTCTCCTCAATCTGCACACTCCCGGCATAGGTAGCCGCCCCCACCGGCTCGATCTTGGCCCAGCGGCGGCGCTGGCCTCCAAACTCATGCGAGAGTTCGGCATCGGCCAGCGGCAGATCCTGTCGGTGCCGTATCTCGATCCGGCGATTCAATTCGCCGGCCATCGGTTCATCGAGTGCCATTACACCCCCATGCACTTGCGATAAGGTTGCAGCAGAGACTGCGATCCGCGCGGCAGCTCGTAAATGTCTCGCACCGCCACAACGTCCGAGCGATGCTCATAGAGATGACCCAGGATCAGCAGGATCGCCGCCTGGATGGCAGGATTGACCACCATGGGCGCTTCGCCTGCCGTATCAGCGGCGACAGCTTGCGCCATCGCCGCCGCTGACTCGAACACTTGGCGATTGAGAAACTCCAAGGCGGTCGCTTCGGCCGCCCCCAGGTAGATAGCGATGCCGGCATCTTCATCGACCTCGTCTACCTTCAAGTGCATCTTGGCCACATCGAGGGAAACGAGGGACATGGATCAGTCCTCCTCGCTACCACCAGTGCCGGCATCGGGCTCAGCGCCATCCTTCGTGCCAGCAGGCGGAGCCTGGTCGCCCTTCTGACCGTCAGCACTCTGTGCAGAAGTCTGCACAACTCCGCCCTGCTGCCCGCCTTCACCGCCTTGCGCCCCGTCAGCCAGATTGCCGGCACTCGCACCCGCTTGTAGAGCAAACGGCTTCACATCGTCAACCGGCACGGGAGGCTGAGAGCCAGCGGCCGAAGGCGACTCCTTCTTGGCGCGACCGGCACGGGCGGTTGCGGTGCCACCTTTAGCGGGGGCAGCCGCTGCAACGGGCTCGCTGGCCACGCGCTTAACCAGCGATGCACGCTCCAGCTCGGCCGCCACGGCTTCGGGAATGGTGGCCTCCTGGCCCTTACGCAGATCGAGGCGGCCATGCATGAGCGACTGACGCGCAATAACTTTCACATCCATTGAATTCTCCTAAGCCGGCACCTGACGGCACCGGCCTTACGTTGAGCGATAGATCAGCAGCGATTAGGCAACCGACGTCAGGTCACCCTTGACGAAGGCTTCCGGACGATAGTCCGCCAGCGCCAGGCGCTCTTCGGCCAAGATCGTGACCAGGTTCTTCACGAAGTCGTCTTCGTTCTGCGTGGCGATGGTGACGCTGGCCTGCTCGCGGTCGAAGATCTGCGCCCCCATCTTGAAGGCACCGACCAGGAACTCGTCGACGGTCATGGACTTGGTTGTGACCACCGGGCGGCCCCACAGACCCGGCTGCGCCGTGGACTGCGGATTGGCGAAGATGTACGCCCCCGTGGAGTCCTTCTGCAGTTCGATGGCGGTCCAGTCGGCCGGGTTCAGCACGATGCCAGTGGACGGGTATTCCGCCAGCTCGGCCTGCAGCAGGGCCAGGCGAAGCACATCGATACGCGTGGGGTTCGTGATCAAGATGGGCGCGGCATACTGGCTGGCCTGGGTATAGATGCCGTTCAGGTTGTTGCCCACGCCAGAGCCCTTCAGCAGTTGGGCTTCTTCGATCAGCGCCAGGCCATAGCGCAGGCGCGTATCGATGATCGACTGCAGCGCCGGGAAGTCGGACATGATTTCCGACGATGCCTTGATGAAGTGGGCGATCTTCGCCACCACCGATTGCGCCTCGGTCATCGTGATGCTCGACTCGGGTTTCTTCGTACCCTCGGCGACCATCGCCGCATTGTTCACGAAGCCGGTTTCCTTGATGTACTGGATCAGATTCGAGGAGGTCCGGCCAGGCGACAGTAGATCGCGCACGGTGAGGCGCTGTTGCGGCAGGGTCACGATTCCCGCCAGGCGATCCGGCGCCACGGCAGCACCGACACTGTTGGCGGCACTGGTGACAGCCTTCACCTGGATGGTGATGCTCTTCTTGAAGTTGCCTTCCTTGACGTATTCCTTCAGTTCATCGGACTCGACCACCTGGCCGCCGATGGACTTGAATTCGACCGATGCCGGGCCAGTGGTGTGCTTATCGAGCTTCTGCTCGACTTCCTGCAGTCGGGCCTGCAGCTCGCCCTGCTTGAGGAGCAGCTCGTCAGCCGCCTTCTTCGTGTCCTGCGACACCTGGCCGGCCTTCTCGGCTTCCTTCAGCGCCTTCTCGCCGACTTCCTTCACCTGATCGCCGATGCGCTTGAGTTCCTTCATGATCGGTTCGGGGTCGCCTTCGAACAGAATGCCACCGGTGCGCACCATGTAGATGAACAGATAGGCGTGCAGGAACTCGCCGGTGTAGGTGATTGCTGCGGCCATCTTCTTGGAGATCGCCGCGTAGATTGCGCGAACTTGATTCATAGTTTTCCTCATGGATTGATATTGAAGGCTTGCAGCGAAGCCAGGATGCCGCCGTCGGTGCCACCGGACTCACTCCGGTCAAGCAGGGTTTTCAGGCCACGACTGGCGACAATCGTGGCCTGACTCTTCGAGAACCCTGCCTCACGCAAGATGCCCTCGAATTCGGGGAGGCTCGGCAGCTTCCCGCCATGCAGGCGGGACTTCACGCTATCGATCAGCGCCTCAGTGTTCATGGGGAAGGTCACCGCGCTCACCTCCAGGAGGTCAAGCTCCTTCAGCGAGCGGGTACGCTCCTTCTCGTTCCAGCTGTCGTCCAGGACGTAGTAGCCGATGGACAGCCCTTTGACGATCCGGCGCTTCATCAGGGAATGGGCCTGCGCGGCCAGAGGGATATCGTCCTTCAGCAGGAAGCCCTTCACGCGCAGGCCGCGCTCATCCTCCTCCAGCTCGTCATAGCCGCCGATAGGCTGCGTCTCATCGTGCTGCCACAACAGGGGCAGCGGATCGCCCGAGGCTTTGAGCCTGGCGAGGCTTTTGGTGAAAGCACCGGGCAGCACTATGTCTCGGCCGAGATCCACATTGCCGAAGATCGAGGCATAGCCACTGAAGGTGCCGTCGTCCTTCACTTCGTCCGCAATGAAGGGAACGCGCTTGCGCGCCATAGTCTTGAAGCTCATTATTCTGTCACCTTGTCTTGTGAAAGCCAGGCGTTGAGCGCTTGGCGAACTTGGGTAGCACCATCGGCACCCAGGCCCAGCTGGTCGATAGGAAGAAGATTCGATTGCACGGTCAGTGCATCGGCCTGGCCGCCATGGACCGGCAGGTTCTCCAGTCGCCGGCACTCGTCGCGGGTCATGATCCCGTTCTGCACCATCTGACTGTAGAAGGCGGCTCGCGCTTTGCTGTCGCCGCGCAGCAGACCTTCCAGCGAGATCTCCGCGTAGTAGCGTCGCTTCTCCTCCGGCCGAAGCAGATCCTTGCGAATGGCCTGCTCCAGCTTGACCGCCCAGGGCCGCATCGCCAGCGTCACTAACCAGGTCATCTTCTCTTCCAGGCCAGTGCCCCAGTTGCTGTCCTTCCCGCCGTGACCGACCAGCGAGGGGTCCACCCGGTACCAGCGGCAGATCTCCTCGATGTTGAATTTGCGGGTGGACAGTAACTCAGCGTCCTGCGGGTTCATCTGCAGCTGCTGAAACCCGGCCCCCTTCTCCATCACCATGACGGTGCCGGTCTTCTGCACCTTGTCCACGTGCTGGCGGATGTCCTCCCGCTGGTCGGGCTTCAGCACCGAATCCATCATCACCAGGCCCGGCGACTTGAGCCCATTGGTGAAGGTCTCGGCGCTTGCCTTGTCGGCGGCCAGTGCGGCACCGAACACGTTGGCACCGAAGGCAATCGGCGACAGGCCGTCGATACCGTTCAAGGTAAACGCCGGCACCTCCCACTGATTGGCCGGCGTAATGACGCGCGACGTTCCCAGAATCGGGTCGTTGTAGTGCCACTCGTAGACGCCCGGGGCAATGCGCCGCCGCGAGATACATTCCGGCACCAGCGGGATCAGCGAGGTGATCGTGCGCCCTGCCATCCGCTTCTCGACCCTGGCCACCCCGTGCAGCAACATGCTGGCCATGAACACCTGCCAGAACGTCGAGGCGGTCATATCGACATTCGGCTGGGTATGGATCAGGTAATACAACTGATGATCACTGGCGGCGATGGGTGTGCCGTTCTTGTCCTTCTCATACAAGCCGAAGGGCAACGTCGAGATCACCTCGGATAGCAGGCGAACGCATGCCATCGCCGTACTCAGCTGGAGCGTCGAGTTCACCGTCACACGCTGGCCTGAGAAATTGTTGCCCAACCAGCCGCGCCAGAAGTCGCCATCCGTCAGCTGGATCTCTCGACCAAGCCAGCCGGAGACCGCGCCGGCCACCGCCGACTTCATGCGGCGTGGCCAAGTTTGCTTATCTGTTTTCATGCAATGATCGGATTCTTCAAAAAGTCGTCCAGGTCGCCGGAATCCTCGGGTTCTCCGAGCGTCCCGCCAACCGCCATGACCGCCGCGACCATGCCATCGACACGGCCCGTCGCCCTCTCCTTCGCGATCTTTCGATTGCCCGCTGGATCGGTCAGCAGAACCGCATTCGCCGCGCACCAGGTCATCACGGGATTGCCGTCATGGCGCAGGCGCTGATCGAGCAACATCCGCTCGAACTCATCGATGGCCGGTGCCATGTCCTTGAAGCCCTGCCCAAACGGCAGAAGGGGTGGCAATGCCACCGGATACCAATGCCACCCCTTCTCGGTTGATCAGATGCTGGAAGTCTTCCAAGCGCCAGCGATCACAATGGATCGCCCGCAAGTCGAATGATGCTGTCAATGCAGCGGCCCGATTGAGCACCGCCAGGCGATCCACCGCCCGGCCGGGCAACGCTTCCAGGTAACCGGCATCGCGCCACACCAGATAAGGCACCCGATCCTTCTCGGCTTTCATGTGCAGCCCATCACCCGGCAACCAGAAATACGGAATGATCCGAGTGACCGGATCTTCCGGCGTGGGGTCCAGCGCCAGCACCAGCGCCGTCAAGTCCTGCGTGCTGGACAAGTCGAGCCCGGCCACGCCGGTCCGGCCGTAGTACGCTTCCAGCGGAAGCTTCTCTTCGTCCTGGCAAGCGAACCACACATCAGCCGAGATCCATGGGCTATCAGCCTCGGTCCACTGGCAGAAGTTAAGACGGCGGACAATAGCCTCTTTAGAGGGCATGCCGCGCGCATCGGTCACCTGCTCGCGCAGGTATTTCAAGCCAGGGATGCCGACCGATAGACTCGGATTCGCCTTTTCCCAGCAGCTCTCATCCTGGAACGGATCGTCGCCAGGATCGAGCGAGCAAATGAAGGCGAACAGACTGTCGTTCTCCTCCGTTCCCGCCACGACCTTGCAGCCGTACTCGTGATAGCTCCAGCAGACCGACCGCTTGTCGGTACCGGAATTGGTGATCATGAAGATCAGCGCCTGCTTCCGGCTCTTCGTGCCGGCGCGCATCATCTCAATCACCAGCGGCGACTTGTGCTCATGCACCTCATCGATCAAAGCCATGTGCGGCCGTGGGCCGGACTGCCCATCGTCCGCGCTGATGGTGCGGAAGAAACTGGACGTGGCGTGATACGCCAGGTTGAACTCCTTGCCCTTGCTCCCCGACGTCACCAGCCGTGCTGCCAGCTGCGGCGACTGCTCATACATCGCGATGGCGTCCCGGAACAAGATCTGCGCCTGCTCCTTCTTGGTCGCCGCCGCGTACACTTCGGCGCGCTGCTCGCGGTCGGCGGTCAGGCCGAAGAGACCGACACCCGCCGCGAGCGGTGACTTGCCGCTGCCCTTGGCCGTCTCGATATAAGCCACCCGGAATCGGCGCAGACCATCTGGGCCCATCCAGCCGAAAAGGCTACCCACCACAAAGCATTGCCAGCCGATCAGCAGGAACGGGCTTCCCTCGAAGACGCCACCATTCAGGCAAAGCACCTCCTCGAAGAAGGCGATGGCGTGATTGGCAGCTTCCAGATCCCAGCGTAGGCCGCGCTTCTTCCCTTCCTTCAGGTCGCGCAAGTGCCTCTTGCAGGCATTGCGCACGTCCGGGCCCGCCACCAGCGTGCCTTTTACAACAGCACGCGCGTAGGCGGTCGCTCGATCAGTCGCTGAAGAACTTGTTCGCGGTTTCCTTGGGCTCATTGGGGAAGAGCTCCCCTTGAGGAGCGTTGACGTTCAAGCGCATACGCGCCGATGGGTTCAGGCCGAACGATGCGCCAGCGGTCCGCATCCGATCCTCGGCGCGGTTCGAGATCTGCATCCAAACGGACATTTGCTTGTAACCACTGGGCGTCATCTCGGAAAAACCTTGCTCACCCAGCTCGGTGATCTTCTCGCGGGCGCGCTTCCAGTCGCCCCAGGCCTGGCAGTACACCGCGAGTTCGGCCCGGTCGACGCGGGACAGCAGCCCCATCACCAGCAGGTCCGCGACGATGCGATTCCATTCTTCACGCGCATCCTCCGAAAGGAATGCGGGACACTCGGGCGGCGCAGCCGGCGCCACGACCGGGCGGCCCGCGCCAGCCAGTTCAGCCGCGCTCTTTTTACTACGATTGCCGCCAATCAGATGCAATGCTGCTGGCATCGGCTTGCGACCAGAGTTGGAATTGCCAGCCATGCTGACCTCCTATGTCGAGATACCCCCCTCCCATATTTCCCGCTCTGAAAAAAAACGGGAGGCGAGCGGTGTGGAAGAGGCGCGGCCGGAACTTTCGACCCGCCCCCGGCCCTTTTTGTTGTAAAAATGCAATTTTTATTGAAAAATGCAACAGTTTGTACTCCTGGCCGCAACCCCATGCTGGGCGCGGCTTTCCGGGCGGCTCTCTAGCCCTCTGCCACAGCCAATGCGACTGGCGGCATCGATCTACCAAAGACCACCAGACCGACCGGCTTACCGGCAACCAGCAACGCGATCTCTTCTTCAGTTGGTTGCCAATACGAGATCACGACCTGTTGCCCGTTGATCTCCGACCAGGTGACAGGTAGTGCATCGCAAGCGATGCGCTCATGGTCCCAGTCCACTGGCGCACCGAGCATGCCGTTGTTACTTGGATGTGAGGTGAAGTTCATTTCCGGTTCCAGTGATGGTTTCGATCTAGAGGCAGGCCAGATTCATCGCAGCCACGCATGACACCGCTCTTCTCCAATTGCTGCTTAATCGAGTCATGGCACGACTTACAAAGAGACTGGAGATTATTCGGGTCGAAGAACTTAGCTTCGTCACCACGGTGCGGTTCGATGTGATCAACGATGTCGGCAGCTCTATTCCTCCGTTGCAGTGAGCAAAATCGACAGAGTGGTTCGCTTGTGAGTTGATGGTGCCGCATGCGAAACCACTGTTTAGTTCCATACCACCGCTTATGCTCTAGGCTCATCTTTTCGAACATTTAAACCCCGCTATACGCGGGGTGTGATCAGAACGCAGGAAGGCTAACTAAATTTTCGAGAACTTTGATCCAACTTTTCCGAACATCCGGAAAACGACCTCTCCTAGCACTTCCTCTCGGAAATCTCTGGCGTCATCATCATCTTTCTCCAAGCTTATCAGTGCCCATTTATGGTTGGGATCCGCTTCAATATTGCCTGTCACGTCAAACCTGAAAGAATAATTCAATACGTTGTCCTGAAACCCGCCTGGAGCAACCTGATAAAAATGAAATCCTCCAGCAAACTCAAATCCTCCGCCGGCGGGCGCAAGAAAAAAAGCCGCCCTTACTTTACCGATCACTGTAGCGAAGGTAAAACCAATTTCACCGTTCTTATCGCTCTCGCAAACAATGCTTTGAATCGGATCTGAGGCCGAAATTGGACCGAGCTTCGGGGCAACAAAAACCACATCCCGTATTTTCTCGGCAAGAGCCTTCAGCTTCACCGCTTCCTTCAAACCTTTGGAGGCGCTAACCACATTCTTCGACATTGGTGTTCCCCGTATTTACAAGCAAGTCGCTTGCAGTCTGATGATATCTCAGGGAGCGAGAAAGGTGACTATCTGATCTTCCTTCCTATCGTCAAAAAATCAAAACGGACGGAATTTTGTCTCTTACTTCAACCGAAGTAATCACCCCATCTTCTTCATGATTTCAGCCAGAACCGCCGCCTTCAGGAAATAGACAAAATTCGCAAGATCTTCCTTTTCCTCCGCCTCAGGAACCGTTTGAAAACCAATAGCACCTGCATTCGCCAAAACGTTTCTTAGAAAGTCGAATTCAAGGACGAATACCCCTTCGTCATGACAGTCATCATGGTAAAAAACCATGCGAACTGAAGGCACCTGTATATCCTTATTCAGTTCCAAACTTGAAATAATACGAACATTACCTAGCACCGACTCCATCGTAGCAAGACCGGTCAGCTCGCTAGATGCAACTATGTGCGCCCGTGAGATGAGATCGTTGTGAGCGTTGATGTTCTGACTCTTTAGCGCAATCCGAATTTCCTGCGCAATTTGTAACACCTGCTCTACTCGCGAAAGGATAACCGCGGTCTCTCTGCTTGCCGACTTAACATCTTCGTGAACCTGCATGACGTGCCTCTGAGGAATTTGGGTCCCTCATCATAGCAAGAAGCGCAAAACAAAAAAGCCCCGAACCATTACTGGGCGGGGCTTCTCTTCACCTGGTCGCCAAAGTACCTGCCATAAGGCAGACACTTCAAGGCACGCAATACGGCGGCGACGTAAATTTGTTGGATGTAACTTTAGTCCCGCGCCTCCAGTTTGACAAGAGCCTGCTGCAAATTTTTTTCCGCTCTCAACCTAACCTCACGAAGATGCGGCCCTCGGACGCGCGCCCGGCGGCGGATAACTGATGGCGGCAAGCACCACACGTACCATGCCCGCAAGAGCTCGCGCTCGTACTCGCTGCCCAGTGAGGCTACTGCCCGCTCGACAAGCCAGCCATCTTTCGTATCTGCGCGCCGACCGGAGTGAGGCGCAAGAGACGTGGCACCGATATTCTGGTCGGTATTCCGAAGTGCGATGTACTGGCCGACCCAGCCCGGCCCATCACCACCAGCAGATCGTCCACCAGGCCGAAGATACTCGCGCCAGTTTTGCAGCCGTGAGAAAAGCGTCGGATCACTACCGTCCAAGTCGTCAGCCAGAGTTTCAACTGGTTGATGGAAATTGTGGAGATCATCAGCCATGACGAGCTCCCATCTTGGCTACTGTCCCAGTTGTCCCAATTGTCCCAGTGAAAAGGCAGGGGACGCGCGCACGCGTATACGCGCAGGCACGCGCCCTCGCACACATGCACGCACACACACGCACGCACACCACTGGGACAACTGGGACAGCTGGGACAACCCGCAGCGGCATGCGGGTTTCCGCTGTCCCAGTCTTTCCGCCAGACTGGGACACTGGGACAGATTTCGGCGCGCTGTCCCAGTACTGTCCCAGTGAATCGAAAGACTGGGACAGCCAAGTATTTACGGGCCTGTCCCAGTGCTGTCCCAGTGAATCAAAAGACTGGGACAGATCAAAATATTTTTGCCGATAGGAATCAGATCGGAGCATCGCCGGCCTCCTCTTCCTGACCGGACGAAGAAACCGCCTCGCCATCGCCCCGCACGTAGATCCAGGGGCGATCACCACCCTTACTCGGCCCCTTTTTGCGTATCCACCCGAGTTGGCCCAAGCTGCGGCCAACTCGTTGTTGCTCCGGCATCGTCCACTTGGAAGTGTCCAACTTCAGGATATTTTGCAAGACATCCGTCACGCTGGTTTGGGTCTTACCGATCAATCCGACAGCGATAACTTCGGTGTAAGCATCGCTTACGAAACGAGCTTCCTGCTGTTCACGGAAGAGAGGAACATCGTCAGGCGTTTCCCAGTAGGGCTCGCCAGCGCGGAATGCTACCACGGCTTCAGCCCAAAGTTGGTCCCTGGCGGCCGCAAGCGCCTCAAGATAAATCTCGATGGCTCGCACTGGCCAATAACGGCGGTTGCCGGTCTCGTCCTTGAGATAAACATATTTGTTCGTGCTGCCCGCGAAAACCTGCTGGCGCGGCACATCGCTAGCGCGCTTCCCATAAAAGTCTCGATACCGATCAACATACTGCCCAAAGAATTGCTTGGCGGCTTCAGAGTCGGCCTTGTTGAACGAGTCCAGCTCGGCCAACTCAATGATCCACTTACCCCGCATGATCGAATAGGTATCCTTGTTCTCAAATCGGAGGGGCGCATCGGTAAACCACTCTCCGGCCAAAGTCTTCAGGGCCGTTGATTTTTTCAGCCCTTGCGTCCCTTCCAGAATCAGCACGTTGTCCATCTTGCAGCCTGGCTTGTAAATGCGGGCCACTGCGCCAATCATGAACTTGCGTGACACCCGGCGTACATACTCAATATCCTCGGCCCCAAGGTAGTCGATCATCCACATCGACAACCGCTCTTTTCCGTCCCACACCAGCGGGTCGAGGTAGTCGCGCACCACGTGCCGCGATTGCGCATCGGCGGCCAGCAGCACTCCCTTCATCACCACGTCTTCTCTAGGATGAAAGGAATACTTCCTCTGTATCCACAGAGTCGCACGCAGGTCGTCCTTGTCGGTCCACTCGCCAATCTCACCGCGCGGAAACGGTGGTGCCTTAGCCTTGACCACCTGGCCGCTGAATTCATCGTACACAATCACGCCCGCCCAATCGGGCGAAAACTCCAAGATGTCCACCACGTTGCTCAGACGCGCCTCCCAAGTGAGCTCGGAATTCTCATGCTCGGCCTCCATAGGCCCGGTCTCAGAACGGATCACCTTCTCTGCGGCAGCGGTGTTCGCGGCCGGCGCCGCCACCGAGCGCGCAAGCTCCTTCTCAGCCTGCGCGGCTTTGACCACCGGTGGCGTGAGCGCGCACAGGACCGCGGCCTCCAGCTGCTGGGCGCACGCTTCCAGGCCTTCGACACAATGAAGGTCATTCCAATCGGTCCACTTGTTCTCACCGCGATCCGCAAACTCGGGCACCACCACGGAGGCATTACCAATCGCCTGCGCGGCTTCATGGGCTTTGACCAGTCCGGTATTCTCGTACCGTAAGGTGCGCGTGAATCCGTCGCCGGCAACTCGAACCTCGATGAACCCTAGTTCGCCTATGCCCTGGCACCAGCTTGCGGTGACCTGGTATTCCCCGTCCGTCCCGGGATGCACACGCTGCTGTCCGTCGATGACCACGCCATCGATGCCATACTGCTGCGATAGATCCCTCGAGACGCGTGGCTCGAATGCGAAGTCATCATCAGCGCAAATGAGGATATGAGCGTCAGGATGTCGGGCGCGGACGCCTTGAAGAACGGGCAAGAGGTTCCCCGCATCGAAGGCAACGAAGCCGGCTACGGTATCCTTCAGTGCCATTCGCACGCTGCGTGCCGTTGCGTAGCCTTCGGCGATGAAGAGAACCTTCTCATCCGGGCCGGCCTTGCCAATCGGGCAAAAGGCCCCGGCTTTGGCCATCCCCTTGTTGAATGTCTTCGAACCATCTTCGGCGATCTTCTGCAGACCTACCAGGTCCAGGCCGTCGCCCACATGTTTGAGCATGGGAACAAGCAGAGTGCCATCAGCCAGGAACCTAAGCCCAGGCGTGGTGATTTGCTTACGGAGCGCATAAAGCGACTCGCCCACGGACGATGCCTCCATCCACTGCTGACGTGCGCGGTTGGACGCATACTTGGCTCGCTCCTGCTGACGCTCACGCTCACGCGCATCCTGCTCGCGCTGGCGGCGCTCCAACTCGGCACGCTCGTGGTCCGAAATCTCAGTCCAATCTGCCTCGATTTTGGTCGAGTAATTATTGGTGCCCTGCCAGGTGCCATAGGCTCCATGGACAGACCATGATCCATTGGCGCGCCGTATCTCGTGCAGCACGTACCAGCTCTTCTTCCCTGGCCCGAACCGCCAAATTCGGCCGTCGGTGCGTGGATGCCCATCCGGCAGGGCGGGAAGGCCTGCGGCACGCATCTGCTGCACCGCTTGATCCAGTGTTATCAAACTCTCACCCCTGAAGTAATGAAGGATAATGTGGCTCTCAACCACAACAAAAGGAGAACCTCATGCCCACCTTCCAAATGCTGAAAGACCAGGAGGCCAGGACCGTTGCAGAGAGCACCACGCAGGTTTTCAATGCGTTGATCTGCTGCCTTTCCCGTCAAGGCATCAACCCTTTGCAACTTATTTCTGATTTGGAGGAATACCGTGCGACCCATCAGGAGACCGGTGGGTTAAATCCAGTTGCTGATGAGACGATGACGCGCATTTTTGTGTCACTGAGCGCTGCACTTCGCTAAGAATCAGGAAGGCTCTAGCAGCAACGGTCTCGCACTGGGTAAAAGCATCCTCGACGTTTTTCATTGGGATCACAATTCCTCCTACTTGTTGCGCGCCGCCTTACGCAGCTCGTGTTGTCTCAAAATCCGCTGGCGCAGATCGGCGACGAACCTATCTGCATCGGCAACTGCGTCCGGCCCTGCCGCCTTTGCCCGCTTCGACCGCATGAGCTCAAGAAACTCAATACGAGCAGCCTTGGAGGGCATATCGAGTATGTGCCGGGCCAGGCAGTCCAGCTGCCAATCCAGCGACCTAGTATCCGTGGCCATCAGCGCCCCTTGGGAGCCCTCTTCTGCGCCTGCAGGGCACCATCGCGCTCAGCGCGCTGGCGGACGCGCTCGCGCCACTCTCCCAAGGCTGACATACCCTGGGCGAAATTCTTCTCGATAAGATCCAGCTCTTGCGCAGTGATGCGCCCGTCTTCCAGCGCGACGGAGACTGTCTCCGCGACCTGGCCGATTTCCTTCATCACTCGATAGACGGTGCCGAGAAGCTGTTCATCGTCCTGGTTGTCAACCTCTGGCATACGAAAGGCCGCCATGCCGTGCCGCGCATTGAAGGCCCGTAAAGGCTGCAGCGCGTCCTTGACCTTTGCTCCCTCGCAGAACTCCAGTACCTCGCTGACCTCCTCAAAGCTCATCGCATGGGTGGTGATCTCGGGCCGCAGCTTGTTTCGCAGGGTGTTCGGCGATTTGCCCATGCGGGCCGCCAAGGCCTCGATCCCTCCCGGATAGGCGCGAGCGATCCGATAAAGAGCATCGTGCTGATTCATTTCAAGATGACGATGGGTCACGGTAAACATCTCCTTTTTTTACCGTCGCCACAGGCTAGGGCCGCTGTTAACCTTCGGGCCATACCAATGACGCGGGGAATAAGAATGCAATCGAGGGAAGAAGCCCAGCACGATGAAGCGCAGAAGCTGTTCGAGAAATTGCTGAAGCGATCGCGGCACTTCGCTGACGTGACGAATACGCAGCGGGCAGCGTCCGGAGAGGTGATAGCGGCCTTAGTTACCGCCTTTGTGAGCAATGACCAAGACCTGGCACCAGTCATGGTGATGACGCTGCAGAAATTGCAAATCCCGACTGGTCGGCCGAGCATTGATGCTGAACGTCAGATCCTGACTCGACTGGCTCTGCAAGCGCTCGCCCCTGCTCGCACATAGCGTTATGGATATCAGGGGGCACGGTTCGCGCATGAAGCGCCTCAATGGCGCGCAATGTGCTGGCCTTGCAGTCGGCCTGCCCTTTCAGAATCCGGTGCACAGTCGGCTGAGAAACGCCAATCTCGCGGGCTAAAGAAGGTTCGCTCCAGCCGGTGGCAGAGCGGATTTCCTGCATCAGGGTGCCAATGTTTTTGTCCATACCCTATTCTATACACGAATGGATAGCCTCTCAATACCCGAATGAATAGAAATTTGCCCCTTTGCTATACGCGCACGTATATTGACTCCATGAGTAATATTGCCTCCCGCCTTGACGAAGCAATGACTGCGGCTGGATTCGAGTCGCAGAGCGCTTTGTCGCGAGCATCCGGCGTGCCCCAGCCCACAATTAATAGAATTCTGAAAAACGTTGGAAAGGGTCAGCCCGAAGTAGGCACGGTCCGTAGACTGGCCACTGCCTGCAATGTCAGTTTCAATTGGCTCAACGAAGGTATTGGAGAGATGGGGCGAGCACAGAAGGTAGAGCTCCGGGACCCTGCATCTATTATCAAGGACGCTGCGGCATCCAAGCCATCCATTGTCGAGATTCCGCTCGTCAAATTGCACGTTTCAGCTGGCATCACCGGCTTCCAGGCGGAGCTGGACGAGACCGAGTTTGGCATGCCAGTTGCCGTAACTCAGCGCTGGGTTGACGCGAATGGCTTGATCATGGAGAAATTGATCGCCGTGAGAGTCCATGGCGACAGCATGGAAGACACACTTTCAGATGGCGACACTGTCATCATCAATACAGACTCGGTGAGCCCGAAGGACAACAAAATCTTTGCAGCGAACTTCGGCGGAGAGGCGGTTGTAAAACGCTTGGTGAGAGACTTTGGCCGGTGGTTTCTAGTCTCTGACAATCCCGATCAGAAGCGCTACCATCGCGAGGAATGCACCCTAGAGACGTGCCTACTCATCGGAGAAGTTGTCCAAGCACAGCGCAACTTCCTCAAGCGCTAATTCCAACTTATACCCCTAGCGTTACCTTTCCCCAAGATAGGGGCTTCTGGTATTTCGCCAGAATTTATTCATTTGCGTATTGATTTATCTATCCATTCGCGTATAGTCTCTCTCACCGACATCCATTCGTGAGAGAAAAATGGCAAACGTATCCGTAGACAAGTTCAACTTCCTCGCTCACCGCGGCGGAAATGAAGGCCGCCAGATCTTAGAAGAGCAGCGCTTTGACATGAAGGCCAGCGCACCTGCTGGCGCCATTGTCATCTATGGCCCCCAAGGCTGCGGCAAGACCCGCCGTGCCAAGGAAATGTTGGCCTATTTCAAGAAGGATCGAATCATTGATGACTGGCGGCCCGGCCAGCGCATCCCTGCCAACGCCATCGCGCTCACGAATTTTCGCGTGAAGGGTGCAATCCCCTACGCCGAAATCAAGGCAAAGCTCACCGCACGAGGCCGAGCATGATGGCCACGATCACGCTCGAATTCGACGTCGATGGCCTGAACGGCTATACGGACGAGTATCTGGCCGCCCTGTGGCAGGCTGCGCAGGCGCAGAACAAGCCGTTTGGCGACAAGGAAGCCTGCGAAACCGCTGAAAAGATCGGTCGCGAAATCATTCGCCGCTTCCTCGCGAACACTAGCCCCGCGCTGTGGCATTTCCAAGGCCAACACATCAACTTTGCGCGGCAGGTCGTTGCTCATGCTCCGTCCGACGCTCAGAAAGCTGGAGAGGCAGCATGATGGCCATCCTTCTTATCGTCACCCCTTTGAACGGTGATCCGATCAGGATGCATACCATCGCGGACAGCACCGCTGGCGCCATCGAGCAGCACATCTTGGACTTCTGGCCATACAAGAAAATCGAAGCGAGGCTGGCATGAAGAAGCTTTTCCAGAACCTTCTGGCTGGCGCGCGGCAGCTCTTGATCGGAGCGCTCGCAACGGCAGCTTTGCTCGCCGCGTACGCGATCGCCGGCCCCGGAGAAGAGCCCACGCTCCACGATGACGAGGCCGTAGCGATTGTGCTCACGCCTCCCCTTCAGGAGCAGCTCACTGCTCTGTGCGCCGCAGCGTGGCCCGACGATGAAATGCACGCCGAAGCGAGGCGGCACGCCTGCTCAAAGGACTAGCTCCATGCTAGGCGAGTCCGACCAATCGGACTATCAACTCCGCCGCGCGCACCGCGAGTGCCGCCTATCCCAACCATTTGAGCAAGCCATGCAGACGCCGCACTTTGCGGCCCTGATCAGGCTAGTCGCGCGCAAAAACTGCCACGAAGACGCACGCATGCAGCAGCTGCGCGCCAACGATAGAAAACTGGCCCAAGCCAATGACCATGACTGAATACTTCTTTGACCTCCCAACATCGGCATCTAGCCTCAGCGTTTACAGCGACATCGAACGCTACGACCCGACCGCGCCCCGGGACTTTCGCCCCTTCGTCATCGGCGAGTTCGTTATCCGTCGCCTCCCGCTGCGCGGCACTCTGTATACCGACTACTACATCCTGCACCAAGGCGCTGTCATCGGGCATCAAGTCAGCTTCCCGAGCGAGGAAGACTGCCGCATGCATCAGCGCCGCCAAGCGAACTGGCGAGGCGATACCGCCCAACGGGCTCCAGCAACCGAAGCACCGATCTTCGGCGACGTAGTGCTGCAGGGACGCATCGCTGCCCTGCTCGGCGCTGGCGGCGAAATGGACGGCGCATCCGTCGCACATGCTCTCCGCATGCAGATTTCAACGATTTCTCCGGTGCTCGAAAAAATGGCCGATGAGCATCGGATCTACCGTCGCGGCACGCGCCACCGCTACACCTACCGCGCCGCCTGATCCTGGCGCATCCCAATCGAAAGGACAGCTATGTTCAAAGGACTGCAGGAGCTCGCCCGCAAGTCGACGCTGCTCATCTCCATCGCTCCCGAGGGCGACCTCATGCGCGTCAACATTACCCAAGTGAGCAAAAATCCGGATACCGCACCTGCTCTTCGGCCGCTATCGCTGCTGGCTAGTGCCGACGAACTGGACCGAGACTTCGCCCAGGCCATGCAGATGTGGAGCACTACCCGCCGCTCGCTGCTGGATCAAGTTGCCGGCGCGCTTGACCAAGAGGATGCCGAAGACAGCGCAGCTAATGACTCTAGCGGCAAGGCTGCTAAGCAGGTGACGGGAAGCCCCAAGGGCGAAAAGCAGAGCAAAAATGCCGAGCAGCCCCTGGCCGCTGAGCCGACCGATGCTGCACCGAGCGGTGAGGCTTCCCCGAAGCCGGAAAGCGTGGAGCAGCAGCAGCCAACCATCGCTGCGGACGCCCCGACTCCAGCAGCACCGCCCACCCATGAGACGGACGAGATCCCGAAGGATCAGGAGAGCGAAAAGCAAACGGGCACCAGCGAGACCATTCCCGCAGCTGCGCTAGAAAAGGACTGGCAGACCACACCAGCAAGCAATCAACCGCCTCCAGTGCCCGACAGCGAGGCTGGTAAAGCCGCTTCTACCCCAACTCCCGCTGCGCAGTCCGGCGGGGCTTTCTCCGATATCGAATTCTAAAAGACATCGCCATGCAATCCGCAAAAATCAAGACCATGCGCATTGCAGGCTTGAATCACTCGCAAAAGATCCTTTTCCATAACACCCCCATATTTTTGGAGCGATCGTAGCATGAAGAATCAGCTGTCCTTGAAGTACGCCGCGGCGCTTAACAGCAAAGCTAAGAGCGCAAAAATGGCTGATGCAATCGCTGCTCGGGCAGATTGGCTAGCAGTCCTCGCGGATTCCTTTGCTGCCTCAGCCGAGGCTTCTGTTGCCTCGACATTGCGACGCTCAATTCTTCGCCCCTCTATTTGGAAGCGCTTAGCCTCGTTGGCATCGAAATATGAAAGCCAATCTTTTACAAAGACCTGTTGTGCTTCATCGTCCGGCGCATTGAAGCGTGAGGCGACAAATTCTCGCAAGGCCAGCAGGTTCTCAGGTGCTTCATTCACAAAACGTTCTATTTGCTCGAAATCTGCAAAAACCTCTAACCGAATGATCTTGCCGTTTTTGTCTCGCACTTCGCTCCTCCAATTCATTTTCGCAAGCAATCCTATCATGAGCGAAAGCGCCAAAATCGAATGCCGCATCCTGCTGAAGATCACCGGCGTGCGCGTGCACCGCCTGCAGCAGATCAGCGACGAAGATGCTCGGACAAAGGGCATTAATCGAGATGCCGCACGGACTGCTCGGTCTGTTATCGGGATGCGCGAGATCAGCAGCCCGGTCGCGAAATTCAGCGTGCTGTGGCAATCCATAAACGGCGCCAGCAACTGGGATGCAAATCCATGGTTGTGTATTGTTGAATTTAGGAGGATCAGTCCGTGATCTCTACGATGAAGATCTATTTCGACATGCCCGAGCTGTGCGCTGCAACCACGCTGAGCGAGACCACCATCCAGAAGATGATCCGCGAGCAGCAGTTCCCTGCTCCCCGCCATCTTGGTGGCCGTCGTGTTGGCTGGTTGGTGAAAGAGATACTGGAGTGGGCCGAGAACCGCCCGGTCTCAGATCTGGCACCTCCACCCAACACCGGCGCTAAGAAGCCTGGTCGCCGCCAGCAGCAATCTGCTCCAGCCGCTCAGACAGGCGCGTGAGCCACTCGCGCCTTTCTTTGTCGTATTTGTGGCGATTGTAGATTCCCCGCACGCCTTCCAACATATGCCCGAGGATCATTTCAGCGATGTCCTCCGGGCACCCCATCGCAGCCAGCAGCGTCCGAGATGTTCGGCGCAAATCATGGGGCGCCCAGCCTGATACCGGCAGGCGCTTTCGCACCGCTTCTGGCCTACTCTCATTCTCGGGCCGGTGATAGTGCACTGCCACCCCGACGTTCTTCTGCTCCCACACCTCACCCTTACGTCCCGTGAACAGATAGCCGTTCACCGGATCCTGCAGCCGGCGCTTGACGATTGTTAAAGCTCGGCCGACCAGCGGAATGCGATGGTCAGTGGCGCCACCCTGGCGCCGATTCTTCGTCTTGGCCTTCGGTATCGTCCACCACCAGCCATCGGCCTCTTCCGATACCTCGCTCTCATGGATCTGACAGATCTCCGTGCCCCGAGCGCATGTCCACAGATACATCGTCAGGATATCTTCATTGGTGCCGGTGAAGTTTGGTAGCCACGGAATCAGAAGCGCCAGCTCGGCATCGGACAAGACCCGCTTGTCCGTTCCTCGGTATTCACCGCGCACCTGGTGGCCACGGCTCCGGAACTGCCCACGCATGATGTCACGCCAAAAATTCGGGGTATCGTCCGGAAGGTTGCCGGCGTCGAGGCTGTACGACCAGGCGGCACCGAGCTCGCGCCGGAGGTTAGCGCCCTGGACCGGGATATGCAGGAACTGCTGCAGGAAAGCAAATGCATCGCGCCGGCTGACCGATATCGCGGCCCGATCTCCGAACTCTCCCAGCATGGTATCGAAGGTGCGCTTCACCTCCCGGTACCCCTTATCCATCCGGTTCACTCGGATGTGGCCCTCGAGGTAGAAGCGGCAAACTTCCGCGACGGACTCCAGCCTTTCCGACTCCCTCATCGAATCAGCCAACTCCTGCGCCTGCTTGCGACCGTCTCGGCGTTGCACTGCCAGGTCCACGCCGGCATCGCGCTCGACCTTGAGCTCTTCCCAACGTAGACCCAAGTCCGTGTAGACTCGGTGGCTTGCAGGCGAAGCCCAGGATGATCCGGCACCACCAAGTGCTGACCAGGCTGCAGCAGCTTCGCCGCTCTTGCGTCAAAATACATGCCCCCTCCGGCGTAACTTTTCACCACACGCGTGATGCGCCGGGATTGTAGCGTAACTTCGCCCCGAGACGAGCCGAAAAACTTACGCTAAAAGCGAAGTGCATACTTCCTTTGGCGGTACTTGGCGGGGAAACCATTTACGCCACACGAAACAGCAAAACCTTTATGAATCAAGAAGTTAAAGAAAATTCGGTAGCAAATCAACGGTTTAGCGAAGAGGAAGTTTCGCGTCACACGCCAATGATGCAGCAGTACCTGCGCATCAAGGCCGACCATCCCAACACGCTGGTGTTCTACCGGATGGGCGATTTCTATGAACTCTTCTTCGAGGATGCCGAAAAGGCCTCGCGCCTGATGGGCGTCACCCTCACCCAGCGCGGCTCCTCCAACGGCAACCCGATCAAGATGGCGGGCGTGCCCTTCCACTCGGTCGAGCAATACCTGGCGCGCCTGATCAAGCTCGGCGAATCGGTGGCGATCTGCGAACAGATCGGCGACCCGGCCACCAGCAAGGGGCCGGTGGAGCGCAAAGTGGTGCGGGTCGTCACGCCCGGCACCCTGACCGATTCCGACCTCTTGCCCGAGAAATCCGAGCGCTGCCTGCTGGCCATGCAGCTGCTGCCCTCCAAGTCGCGCAAGCAGATGCAGGTCGGCCTGGCCTGGCTGTCCATGGCCAGCGGCGCGCTGAAGATGATGGAATTCACGGTCGAGAGCAGCTTGCTCGATGGCCGCGTGAAGCAGGAACTGGAACGCATCTCGGCCGCCGAGGTGCTGGTGGCCGATGGCCAGCTGGAGCAGTGCGAGCCGCTCCTGCCCAACCGCGCCGTGACAGTGCCGGACTGGCATTTCGACCAGCCCAGCAGCGAGAAGGCCCTGCTCGATCAACTGGGCGTGGCCACCCTGCACGGCTTCGGTGCCGATGGCCTGGGCCCGGCCATCTGTGCCGCCGGTGCCCTGCTGCGCTATGCGCAATCGACCCAGGGACGCGGCCTGCAGCACGTGCGCACGCTCACCGTCGAATCCGAAAATGAATTCATCGGCCTGGATGCCGCTACCCGCCGCAACCTGGAACTGACCGAAACCATCCGCTCGCAGGATGCCAATGCTTTGGCCCCGACGCTGTTCTCCACGCTGGACCACTGCCGTACCGCGATGGGATCGCGCCTGCTGCGCCACTGGCTGCATCACGCCCTGCGCGACCAGCAAGTGGCGCGCGAACGGCATGCCGCCATCAATGCACTGATGCGCACCGATGCCTGCTCGGGCCTGTCGGCCACGCTGGCGGCCGTGCCCGACATCGAACGCATCACCACCCGCATCGCCCTGCTCTCGGCCCGTCCGCGCGACCTGGCGGGCTTGCGCAGCGGCCTGCAGCAGCTGGGTTCATTGCGTGCTTACGTGGAGATGTGCGCCCGCGACGCCGAAGCACCGCTGCTGGGCAAGTTGCACGAAGACCTGGCCACGCCCGTGGAATGCCTGGACCTGCTGGAACGCGCCATCATGCTGGAGCCCGCCGCCATGGTGCGCGACGGCGGCGTGATCGCGCGCGGCTACGACGCTGAACTCGATGAACTGCGCGGCCTGTCGGAAAACGCGGGCCAGTACCTGCTGGAACTGGAAGCGCGCGAGCGCGAACGCACCGGCATCGCCAACCTGCGGGTGGAATACAACAAGGTACATGGCTTCTACATCGAGGTCACCCACGGCCAGACCGACAAGGTGCCGGAGGACTATCGCCGCCGCCAGACCCTGAAGAATGCCGAACGCTACATCATCCCCGAGCTGAAAGCCTTCGAGGACAAGGCGCTCTCGGCGCAGGAACGTTCACTGTCGCGCGAAAAATTCCTCTACGAACAGCTCCTCAATGACATGGGCGCGCATATCGTGCGCCTGCAATCCATCGCCCACGCCCTGGCCCAGCTCGACACCCTGGTGGCCCTGGCCGACCATGCCGTGCGCAACAACTGGTGCGCGCCGCAACTGGTCGATGAGCCCTGCATCCAGATCGAGCAAGGCCGCCATCCGGTGGTGGAAAACCAGATCGAACGCTTCATCGCCAATGACTGCCAGCTCGCCGCCGAGCGCAAGCTGCTGCTCATCACCGGTCCCAACATGGGTGGTAAATCGACCTTCATGCGCCAGGTGGCGCTGATCACGCTGCTGGCCTACGTGGGTAGCTTCGTGCCCGCCACCAGCGCGGTGATCGGACCGATCGACCGCATCTTCACCCGCATCGGCGCTGCCGATGACCTGGCCGGGGGCCGCTCCACCTTCATGGTGGAGATGACCGAATCGGCGTCCATCCTCAACAACGCCACCGAACATTCGCTGGTGCTGATGGATGAGGTCGGACGCGGCACCTCGACCTTCGACGGCCTGGCCCTGGCCTGGGCGATTGCCAAGCATCTCATCGACGTGACGCGCAGCTTCACGCTGTTTGCGACCCACTACTTCGAACTGACGCAACTGCCCGAGATCCACCCGACGGCCGCCAACGTGCACCTGTCGGCCGTGGAGCACAAGGACAGCATCGTGTTCCTGCATGCCGTGCAGAGCGGCCCGGCCTCGCAGAGCTACGGGCTGCAGGTGGCGCAGCTGGCGGGGGTGCCGGCCCCGGTGATCCGCGCGGCGCGCAAGCATCTGTCGGCGCTGGAAAGCCAGTCCATGCAGCCGACGCCGCAGTTCGACCTGTTCAGCGCCCCTTCCTTCATGGAAACGCAAGCGGAAACTGAAGAAGCGGACCATGAACGCAATCCCGCCAGCGCGGTCGAACCCGATCCGCTGGCCCAGGCGCTGCTGCAATCGCTGGACGGCATCGATCCCGATGCCCTGACGCCGCGCCAGGCGCTGGATGCGCTCTACCAGTTGAAGGCCCTGAGCCGGGGACAATAA